CTCCCACCTCAACCGCTGATATAAATGTTTACACGGTTTACCTACCTGTGTCCAGGCTGTAGAACACCAGGGACATGGTTTGTTTGGTTTGGAATCAGCTGCAAACTCTTGATCGGTATTACGATCATTCATCCTTGCCACTTCCACCCAGATTCTCGAACACATCTCGCGCATCGGCGCAAAGGAGATTTCTTCCATCGTGTCTTGAATCTTTTTCCACAAGTAATGCAATGAGTCATCATGGCCAATGCCTCCATTTAGCATGACAATATGCCTGGCAGTTATAACAATACTCTAACTGTGTCCATTTAGAGTTCTTAACTGACACGGCTTGCTGACAAGTTGGACAAAACCAACTAATCATTCTATAATCCCCAAAGTTTGTTCCAAACACACTAAGCATAAATGTGTCTTATGCATATAAGGATACATCTGGCGTTTATCGTAGGTGTACAAACAATTAACACAAGTAATCATTCGTCATCCCTGCGCTCCTGGTTATGATCGCATTCCCCACTGTAACAGTCTAACCACTGTTTCATTTCTAACATTATTTCAAATAATGTATATACGTCTTCTTCGTCTTCTATCGTTATCGTTATCATAAGTCTTCCCATTTATTCCGATAACCACTTCACTTATGACTATTTCGTTCGATTTTCCCCCACCCGTACCGCTCTCCTCCCCTAATTTTGGGTATGGGCCTTTTTTGAAAAAGGCCATCGACGCGCGCTTCGCGCCTGTATGCGTCGCCAAAAACTGCTCTGTGCAACAGTGTCGCAGTACCCACAACTAATAAGATAGGGTTGGGGTTTTGTTGTTCGTGAAATTAAACGAACTTTTTATTGTCCAGGACAATTGTGTTTTATTGCCAATTATCTGTATAATCGTTTCTTTCTCTTCGGTCTAATAAAACGAGGTGCCGATTCTAGCTTACTTTCGGTTTGCTGGGAAGACACCACCTCAGCTAGAATCGACTCTGTATATGGATCATAAGTCACATCAGGAGTTTGTGAGTTAAACTTATCTCCTACATAATCCATAACCGCATGTTGTAGCGGTTGGATAATAAATGCATATACCATAAAAGGCACAATGCCACCAGTTGCTTTCATAGCTAATGAGCCACCACGAATTACGTTTTCCAGCGTAACTGGATTATTTATGTGCTGAGAGATATCGACTGCAGTTGAACCATACATTTGGTTCATTGCGGTCCCGCGATCGCTACTATAGTTGATAGGAGCTTGCGGTCTCGTCATTACAATCCCACCATTATCATTAACTGCTCGTGACCTACGCCTACACTAATTAAAAGAATCAATACGATCCATTTCAATTGTTCTGGTGTTGGGTTTGCTTCGATTTTCATTTAAATCACTTACATTGCATAAATGCCAAGTATTTCTACCTTAACTGCAAATCCTTGATTCTTTGCCGTTCCACCACCGTCGAAAAATGCATTCATAGCGTTCATCGCAAATATTCCGAACGGAATGTCATATACTTCTGTGGAGGTAATCCCAGCTCGTCCACCAATGAACTGACGTCCAGCTAGAATTGGATCAGTATGGTCACCGTCATTATCCAATGAATAAGGCGGATTATCCTGCTCATCTCTTGCCAAAGCCACAACCTCGTCATTCTTGTCGGAAATCCCTAAAGTTGGACTGAGTAAATTTCTAAGTATATTAGTATCTACAGGTTGATTAATATCATCTGAATCAGAATTACTGTCTGCAGATATCTGTTTTCTCGAATCTAAGTAAAGACTTAGCATACCATCGTCACCCACAATTCTCACGTGTGACATTGCCGAGTCTTCAGATTGTAAACTAGAATAATCCCATGTACCCATGGAATAACTAGCTCCACCACTCGCAGATCCTTTCAGTGGAGTCAAAAAGGTGTCCGGAGCCGCTTCCCAAGTAGGACGAAGTGTCCTGGAATAAGCACCTCTTTCTGATTTCTTGACACCTTGTTGCTTATACATATTTTCGCGTGCCGCATGTGTTTTCACAGCGGAATTACGAGTAACCCACGAAACTGGCGCTGTTAGCACTTCCGCAACATGTACCAGATTATCATCTTCGCTGAATAACCGATTAGCATTCTCGGCAGCTGGTTTTGGCGTCATTGTAACTGCACATCTATATACAAGCGGAACACCCTTACTAGTAGTATGTGCCACATTGTGGCGGTTTACCGCTGCTAGATCACGAACGAGATTAAATTTATATCCCGTACTCCAATTTACACTGGAGATATCATCAGCTGTCTCGTAAAACAGCGTTCTATTCGTTGGTATTTTTACCGCAAGTGCTTTTTTTGCCATAGCCCTCGGAAAGAGCGGTACTATATCAATTATATGTAATCCGCCCAGCCCCCGGCCACCTGAATGAAATTCAAGCCGCAAGTGAGAAGCAAAGCCTCTCAAACTCTCCTACGGGAGTTCTGGCTCCCACGACCAGCCGTCGTGCTTTAACTCTTTTGACGTAACAGTCTCTTTGTATAGTGCCTATACGCTACACGATCAGTAGTCGTTATGAAACTGCCGTCTATATCAAAAAAGGTTTGGGAAGGGGTGCCGCATGCAGTGGCCAAACCCCCTTCCGTGGGTGCAAAATGTGTGCCCGACCTATTAGGCCGCTCTCCTACGGTACAGTCCTTTGGTTGTCCCATTCTCTCCCACCTCAACCGCTGATATAAATGTTTACACGGTTTACCTACCTGTGTCCAGGCTGTAGAACACCAGGGACATGGTTTGTTTGGTTTGGAATCAGCTGCAAACTCTTGATCGGTATTACGATCA